GCGGATAGTTCCAAGCCGCGTTACAGTTCAATACAATACGGATTCTACCGAAGTTACTGGCTACACAGTAGATGGCAAGTTCGTCCCAGATCAAGGTGTTGGCTCGTTAGTCGTATTTTACGGATTAGACGAAGGCATACTAGCTAGAGGCGGACGGACAATACGAACCGCGCACGAACTTGAGAAGGCATCTTACAATTTCGCGCAAGAGCCAGTTCCATCTATGGCGCTAAAGTCTAATGGCGTGAATTTGCCAGCAGAACGTATTACTAAACTACTCGAATCTTGGAAGGCTGCTCGCCAATCTCGATCTACAGCATTTCTCAATGCTGATATTGAGCTACAACAGTTTGGACACAATCCACGCGACTTGCAATTAGTCGAAGCACGCCAATATCTTGCAACTGAGATTGCTCGACTATGTAATATGCCTGCTTGGTATCTAAACGCTGATCCTGCTGGCTCGATGACTTATTCCAATGTCTCTCAGAGCCGCCGCGATCTAATCGATATGAGTATTAAGCCAATCTTGGTCGCTATTGAGCAGCGATTGAGCCAGCCAGACTTTACCCCACAGACACAGCATGTTCGCTTTGACCTAAACGACTTCCTACGCGGCACAGCCGAGGAACGCGCTCGCGTATGGCAGATTCTCAACTCAATCGGGGCTTTAACAGTTGAGGAAATTAGAGAACTAGAGGATCTAGTATGAAAATAACAATCCCAGTATCACTTATTGCCGCCGATTCCGATGCGCGCACCATTTCTGGTCGCATCGTTACATGGGGCGAAGTTGGCAACACCAGTGCTGGCAAAACACTATTCGCCAAAGATTCCATCGCGCTAAAGCCAGTTAAATTATTTATCGATCACAATATGGATAAGCCAATCGGCAAAGTTTTAGATTTTGATGCACACGATGAAGGCATTGATGCCACTTTTAAGATTGCCAATACTCAGCGCGGTAATGATGCGTTAGTTGAGGCTATGGAAGGTCTTAAAGATGGTTTTAGTGTCGGTATCAAATTATCCGAATACGACAACACAGATGAAGGTCTAGTTGTTAAGAATAGCCAGTTAATCGAAGTAAGCCTGGTCGAATCACCAGCAATCGATTCTGCACGAGTTTCTGAGGTAGCCGCTTCAGATGATCCAACAAATGAACAGGAAGGGTCAGATATGACCGAGACTCCAGAGCTTCAGACCGAGAACGAAGTCTCGGTTGAAGCAGCTAAGGTAGAAGCAAGCGTTAAGCCAACTTCTGCCCCTGTATTCACCTCACCACGAGTTGATACAAATGTTACAGCCGGACAATATGTCCACGCACAAATCAAAGCACAGCGCGGTGATACAGATGCGCGTGATCTAGTTGCTGCTTTGGAAGTTGCAACAGTTGCCGAAAATACTGGCATGGTTCCACCAAATTATCTACGCGACATTATCGGCATTATTGACGATAGCCGCCCATTTATTAACTCAATCGAACGCGCACCATTGCCACCAAGCGGCATGAAAATATTTACACCGAAACTTGGCACGCAGGCAACAGTTGCAGTAACCGCAGAAAATGCAGAGTTCGATTCAACTGATACCACAGTTACTTTCCAAGAGGATAATGTAATCAAGATGGCAGGAGCCGGAATTATATCGGTCGAGTTGCTTGACCGATCCGAGCCCTCATTCGTGGATCTTTATCTACGTGAACTCTCTGCCTCATACGCTCAAAAAACTGATCAGTACGCATCTCAGATCGCTTCACAAAATGCTTCAGCATCTTCAGGTGCAAGCGTTTATGCAGCAATCGCTGATGGTATTTCAGATTCTTATGGCGTAATGCGCTTCACACCTAACCGACTATTGGTTGCACCTTCAGGTGGTACCAACAATATCGACTTTGCTGGTTTGCTAGGCGCAGTTGATTCTGCTGGACGTCCACTATACGCAGCCGCGCTACCTCAGAACGCTAACGGTTTGATCTCGCAAGGCTCCACCGCTGGTACGGTTGCTGGTTTATCACTTGTTGTTGATCCAAACTACACCGGTGATGATCTAAATGCTAAGCATGCTTTGGTTTACCCATCTGCTGCTATGCGATTCCATGAATCCGGCACAGTTCAACTTCGTGCTAACGTTGTTGCTAACGGTCAGATCGAAATTGGCATCTATGGATATATTGCAGTCGTCAATCGTTATCCAACCGCTTTCCGTAAGTTAGCAGTAGCCTAATTAACTAGATCGAGGGGCGGGCGTGTTCTCCCGAGCGCTCGCCTCTCACCAAAGGAGTAGATATGCCAACGATTATTACAGCAACCCAGTTGCGTAGTGTCCTTGGCGTATCCAGTTCACTCTATAACGATGACTATCTGAATCAGATCATAGACAGCGCAGAAGCAGTAGTGCTTCCAATGCTAGTCTCATATTCATCGCCAATATCGGGGGTCAAATTAGAATCTAATGTTGCTTACTTTTATGTTGAGCGCAGCAAGTTTAACGAATCGCAATCGGTAGTTATCGCTGGCGTTGGCGCACCATTTAATGGCACACACACAATCACAGCATTAGGTGATGGCTACTTTAACGCCGCAATCACCAATGCCGATATTAAGTTTAGAGAAGTTATTCCAAGTGGCACAGCGACACTATCTGGCGCAGCTACTTATGTCGGGAACGATGCGGTCGAATCTGCAATCTATGTAGTCTCAACTGAGATATTTCAGAGCAGAACCGCAGCTGGTGGTCAAATCGAGGGCGTAGATTTTGCCCCAACCCCTTATCGTATGGGCAAATCGCTTTTAAGCCGCGTATCAGGGCTTCTCGCGCCATATCTCGATGAGGGTGCAATATGCCAATAGCAGATACCCGAAACGCGCTCAAAACGGCTTTGGCTGGCGTTACAGCGAATGTTTATGACCATGTGCCAGAAGTGGTATTACCACCAGCAGTAGTTGTAGTTCCAGATTCACCTTATGCTGAAATTGAAACTATTAGCAAGACTACGATTCGCACAAAGTTAAATTATAGCCTAACGCTATGCGTGGCTTATCACTCAAACGCAGCAGCTCTGGACAATCTAGAGAAGTTGTGGCTACAGGTTTTGGCGGCGTTGCCTGCCAATTATGTTGTCGGTGTCTTGGAAAAGCCATCGGTAACGCAGGTCGGTGCTAGCGAATTGCTAGTTGCTGATTTTAATGTATCTACCTACTACACGAATTGAGGAAATATGGCGACAGTCGTATTGACTGGTAGAGATGTAACTCTATCATTCTCAGGTGGAACTGATGTTGAAGCGCAGGCAACTTCCGCAGTTCTAACCAAGACCAACGACCGACAAATCTACCAAACATTGGACGGCGAAGCATACGCCACCACCAATGTTGAAGCGGTTTTTGATCTAGAAATGCTTGCCGATTGGGGCAAAGCAAATAGTGTTTGCGAGGCTCTATGGGCAGCAGCAGAGACACCAGAAACACCAATCACAATTACTATGACCGCTGCAACTGGCGCTCAGTTTGTGTTCGATATTCTGCCAGAGTATCCAACCGCTGGTGGCGCTGGAACTGATGCTCAAACAGTATCATTCAGCTTCAAGGTATCACAGGGTTCAGTAACCGAAACCTTTAGCTAAACCAAACCTAACTGATCGGGGGATCAAATGAAACTACAACTGAATATAACCTACAACAACAATGAGCAGGTCTTGGCAGTTGTTCAGGCATCTGACTGGCGCAGGTGGGAACTTGAAACCAAGCAAAAGATGACCAATGCCGAGTTAGGTATGAGCGATCTACTATTCCTAGCTCACACCAGCCTAAAGCGATCTAGCGATAAGCCAGTCAAGCCGCTAGATGCTTGGTGTGATGGAGTAGCTGATATCGAGGTGGTCGATGCGACTGCAAACCCCACGAGCGCGGTAGCCTCAACCGACTAATAGTTGAACTGGCTATCGCAACGCAAATCCCGATGCCATATTGGGATAACGCAGAGGACATTCTCACAGCACTAGAGATACTAAAGGAACGAAGTGGCGGATAATCTTAAAGTCGAATACGACAAAGCTGATATTCGCCAAATCTTACGCTCATTTAAGGCTATGACCGATGAAGCGGTTGCTCAGTCCAAAGCGGTTTCAAGCAAGTTAGCTGAAAAGGCTGCTACGAGAATCCGCGATTATTCTGTCGGCAGCCGCTTTATTGCTTCCTCGCGTGTCGCAGATAATGTAAAGATAAGCAAATCAAGCAAGATTGGCGAGTTTGCTTATGGTTACAAATCGCAGCGATTCTTTAGTGGTGGCGCATCTACTTTAGATATGGTCTATGGCTTGGAGTTTGGATCTAACCAATACCCACAATTTCCACCACGCCGCAAAGAAGGTTATTTTATTTATCCTACTTTGCGCAAGTTGCAACCAGAGATTATCAAAGAATGGGAAGCAGCATTTGATAAGATATTAAAGGAGTTTAACTGATGGCTGGTAATAGAACACTCAAGTTAAATATCCTTGCCGAGACTAAAGATTTAGTCAAAGGCTTAAATGAAGCGGATAAAGCAACTTCATCTGCTGGCGATAAGATCAAAAAGGGCTTCAAGATTGCGGCTGCTGCTATTGCCGCTGCTGGCGCTGCTGCTATTGCATTTGGCGCGAAAGCGATCCAAGCAGCTGAGCAAGCCGCTACTGCTAATGCTCGAATTGCACAGATTAATGAATCGATGGGCTTATTTGGTTCATCGGTTGGGCAAGTTAATGAACGCCTGATTGCCTATGCAGAAGCCACAGCCAGAGCCACAGGTATCGATCAGAACAGCATTAAAGCCACGCAGGCTAAATTGCTTACCTTCCAAGAATTAGCCAAATCAGCCAATCAAGTAGGTGGCGAGTTTGATCGAGCAACCAAGGCTGCAATAGATCTAGCTGCTGCTGGTTTTGGTTCTGCTGAGACTAACGCGGTGCAACTTGGTAAAGCGCTGCAAGACCCAATCAAGGGATTAACTGCCTTATCCCGATCTGGTGTTACCTTTACTGAAACTGAAAAGGAACGCATAAGAACGCTGGTTGAGAGCAACCAAGTAGGCGAAGCGCAACGGTTAATTCTTGAGGCGATTGAGAAGCAAGTAGGCGGCACAGCCGAAGCAACTGCCAATGCTACGGACAAGATTCGAGTTACATTTGCGTTATTAACTGAAAAGGTTGGCTTGGTATTGTTGCCAATCTTTGAGAAGTTTGCAGCGGTGCTAATTGATAAAGTTGTGCCATTTATTGAGAGTTACTTAGTGCCAGCGGTTAAACGCTTAGCTGACGATGTTAATCGTAATCTCTCGCCAGTCATTAGCAAACTATGGAAACTATTCGAGGAAAATTTATTACCAGTTTTGCAAGTGCTGGCTAATTTTATATTCCGCGATTTAATCCCAACCCTAAGGGACTTCTTTAGACCAGTTATTGAAATTATTATTATTGGCGTTGAATTCCTAACTAAGAAGGTTAGGGAAAATGCCGAGGGCTTTAATACATTCTTGGGCATTGTCGATCGGGTTTGGCAGTTTCTTAAGACTTATGTAATTCCATTATTCCAAACGGCTTTGGTTACAGCCATTAATTTAGTATTTCAGCAAATTGGTTTCTTAATTGATGCGTTTGGTAAAGTATTTGAGATTATCAGCAAGGTTGCCAAGTTCTTAGGCTTTGACTTATCTTTCGAGTTAGATAAAGCAACTAATGCAACTAACGC